TTCGGCTAATCCGTCTGTCGTCATACTATGTCAAATAGCTTGTTCGGTATACCTGTCGTTGTCGTCAACTGCTAGATAATCTACCCTACCTACCCTACCTAATCCAAGAACTATTTTTATCATGCCGATACTATGATGACGGCTCAAAATTGCCTCAAATCAGCATAAAATCAGGTAGAACGGCACACCAAAACGTACCCATTCAAAGTAATACTGACGGCATTAGGATTGATTGCACAGCATTTCACGTCGAGAATTGCCTCAAATCTAGGTGGCTCAATCTTACAAACTATACACAGGAGAGTATAAAGAATAGCATAACCGATACCCGTTTACATTGCCGATACGAATGTTTAAACTATGTCTGAGTAATAATGGTACAATAAAAGAATACATAAACCGACGAGGAGACATTGATTGTAATTGTACAGGCTTTGTCGACGACGCCCCCTTCTTTACGCTTACTGGTTCTCGTCGGACACCGACGTAAACAAATGGCTACCGAGGAGGTACTCGTTGAGAAAAAAACCAAAAATAACGTAATCCGAAAACCAAAAAACCCTCGACGCCCCGCCCCCTCTAGGTTATTGGGTGCGTATTGAAATCCACCATTTTTTTAGGTTTTGTGTCTTTAAAAACAATTCTTAAGTTAACCTATCAATTAAAGGAGGTAATCATGCCTAAAGGCAAAGGAACCTACGGTCGTAAGCTTGGAAGGCCGTCAAAAAAGAAAAAGAAGAAAAAATAACAAGGAGAACACAATGCCACAGTTTGAAAGATACCCAGGAGAAGATCCTGCTGCCGCCCTGAAAAGAATTGCTAAGAATAAAGCTATCAAGGCAAATAACCCAGATGAGATCAAGACTAAAGCCGATAGATTAGCCGATAATCTAGGAAGTACTATAAAAAACATGGGTGGTGGTTATTAGGGAGGGGGGTCTCCCCCACCGTCCCCTAGCCTCCCCCAGGGGGGGTTAGCTAGGGGCATAGGTATAGGTATAGGTAAAGGTATAGGTAAAAGGGTATACCAAAAAATTTAGAAAAAAGTTTAAAGAAACACAACGGTAAAATTACAACAGTTGTAAATTTGTAAAAGGACATCACAATTGATAATTGAAGCAATAATACTGTCAACAATGTTAAACGCAGAGCCTGCAATAGTAAGACATCACTCTGAGCCAGAGATTAAGCTGGAAAGAAAGCGCTCTAATAAACGTAGAAGAAAAATAAGAAAACCAATTAAAGGTCTAAGATAATGGCAAGAGACTATAAAGACGAATATAGAAAGTTCCAATCTTCCACCAAAGCCAAAAAATACCGTGCAAAGCTAAATAAGTACAATCGAGAACGTGGAACCTATGGAAACGGAGATGGAAAGGATGCTTCGCATTCTGGTGGCCAAATAAAGGGCTTTGAACCACAGTCTAAAAACCGTGGGCGTAGAGAAAAAAGCAGACGCAAGGGCTATAATGTCACCAGGAATATCGGATATTGAGATCTTACAAAATTAAAGACAAAGAACATTTTGTGTATGATCTAGAATCTGAGCTGCCTGAAGGTCTTATGATTGTGCCTGACTGGAAAAATGCGCGCGACGGGGACTGGGTTCTTACAGATGACAATTCTTATATTCAAGTTTTAGGAAGAAAAAAGATTGGCAAAACCGACGCTGTTCAAACCTGTATCGGCACGTATTCCATACATGGTGAAATGGATACAGCAGAACGAAAAGATCGGCATAATTTAAACGGAAAAACAAGTCGCGAAAGTCTAATAGATCGTAAAAACCCAACTAATAGGGAAAGATTATTTGCCAGAAGAATTGTTCTTGGGCAAGAAGCTGTTGAAGCCTATATGGAGGTCTATGATGCAAACAGTAAAGATTATGCTAAAAGACGAGCTGCATTACTTTTAAAAACACAAAGGATGGATGTGCTTATGGATAAAAATAAAGAAGATGTAATGAGTAAGCTTGAGATTGATCTCTATTACTTGCTTAAAAGTGCTAAAGAAGAGGTCGATAACGGCAAAAATGGTAGTGATCGCATCAGTGCCTTGAAAATGCTGTGGGAAGCCTATGGAGTAGTTGAGAAGCAAAAAGTGACAGAAGTTACAGGAATCTTTCAAGGATTTGAACAAAAGAAATTAGAAGAAGTCAAAAGACAACCTCTACCAGAATATCAGAGCACTGGAGATGATTCGATTTGAACATAAACACTCACAACATCTCGGATGCAGAAGAGCTCTTTGAAACAGCTAAAAATGATATAATTTCATTTGGGAAGTTGTTTCTACCAGACGATTTTGGAAGATCTGAAACGCCCTGGTTTCATTATGAGATTGTAGATGCAATAGACGATAAGAAAGGTGATTTGCATAAATATCGAAATCTTGCAATTATCATGCCTAGAGGACATGGCAAGACAGTCTTGACTAAGGCAGACATAATACGTTCATTTTGTTTTGCCGAAGAACCATTATTCTATGGATGGGTATCGGCAACCCAGAAGCTGGCAGTTGGTAACATGGATTATGTCAAAACTCATTTAGAGTACAATGAGCAAATTAAATACTATTTTGGAAGCATGAAAGGAAGAAAATGGACAGAACAAGACATAGAGCTATCTAATGGCTGCAAACTCATATCCAAATCTAATATTTCGGGTATTCGTGGTGGTGCTAAGTTGCATAAAAGGTACGATCTCGTGGTTCTTGATGATTTTGAGGACGAAAATAATACGCTCACCTCTGAATCAAGGTCGAAAAATGCTAACATGGTTACAGCTGTTGTTGCTCCTGCTTTGGAGCCTCACGACGGTCGTCTTCGCATCAATGGCACACCTGTTCATTATGATTCTTTCATTAATAACCTTATCACCAATTATGAAAAAGCTCAAAGCGAAGAAAAAGACTTCTCATGGAGAGTAATGCTATATAAGGCCATAGATCCAGAAGGAAACGCGCTTTGGCATACCTGGTTTCCTCTAAACAAATTAGACGAGAAGAAAAAGTTCTATGTAGACTCTGGGAAGCCACATAAGTTCTACCAAGAGTATATGATGGAAGTACAATCTGCTGAGGATTCCATATTCAACATGAGACATGTTAAGTATTGGGATGGTTATTATAAGTTCGACGACAAAGAGATGGTAGGCTATCTGCATAATGATGGAGAAAAGACACCAGTCAGTATATTTGCAGGTGTAGATCCAGCAACAGACTCAGAACGAAGAGACAGCGACTATAGTGTTATAATAGTAATAGCTTGTGACGTAAATGCTAATATCTATGTGCTGGATTATGTAAGACGTAGATCCTTGCCAGTACTTGGCATACCAGGAGAAGATAAAAAAGGCATAGTTGATTATATGTTTGAACTTAATAACAAGTATAACCCAATATTATTTACGGTTGAAGATACAACGATGTCTAAGCCAATATTTCAGGCACTAAGAAGCGAGATGAGACGAAAGAATGATTTCAGTTTGCGTTTTAAGGAAGAAAAACCTGGAACCAAACAAAGTAAGCTAGATAGAATACAAGAAGTACTAGCGCAAAGAATGTCAATTGGTGCGGTGAGGATACGAGACTCCCACTATGACCTCCAGCACGAAATCCTCACTTTTGGCAAAAGAATGGCTCACGATGATACGATAGACGCGCTCGCCTATGCAGTTAAGTACTCTCATCCACCAAGTGGCACAGAAAATAAATCAGGAGAATGGATTAAAAAAACATACAGTAAACCAAAAAGTTGGGTATTAGCTTAATGGCTGAAAAGAACAACGGGGCACGTAGCTATCGGACGAGCGTGGTGGGTGATAGCATGAATCTAACGATCAATCTAAAGTGGCTGATCCAGCTATTCGTACTTGTTGCCATGATTGTCTATGGCTGGTGGAAGTTAGAGACTAGAATACAGGCTTTAGAACGAAACATGATTATAGCTTTAGAGGAGATAGAATTACACGACCAAGAAAGAAAAGCAGCAGAAGAAGCCCATATAAGAGAAATGCAGGAGCAGATGGATTGGTATCAGACCGAATTAAACTTGAACCCATTCTCGTGGGGAAAAAAGAAGAACTAGAATATATGAGAGCCTGTGAGATAGCAAGGGCATGTGATAATCTTCCACCATTAAGGGAGGAGTTTATTAAGAAATGACTGAAGATGTTATAAAATTGATTCAAGAACTTGGTTTTCCTGTGGCAGTATCTATTGGGTGTATGGGATTGTTAGGCTGGATAGTAAAATATATTTTAAAGGAAAAGGTAGAAGATACCTTAATTAGATTTGATGAAAAGCATGAGAATTTACAGAATAGACTTGATATAGTTATAGATGAGCTTGGAAAACTCAAGAAGTGGAGTGCTGAAATAAAATCAGATTTAAAAGTTTATGTAGACTTAACGATGAAAGGGAGATAATGGCAAGAAAGACAGCAAAAACAAAGGCCGATAGAGCAAGGGATTTATTCACTAATCTAAACGGAACAAGTCGTCAAAACTGGGAAAAAGTTAATCAACAGGGGCATGATTTTTATCTAGACAATCAATTAAGCCTGGAAGAACATGAGGTTTTGGAAAGACAGGGTATGCCAACCTTTACGATTAACCGTATTATTCCAATTGTAGAAATGCTAAACTTTTATGTTACTGCTAATCAGCCGCGCTGGCAAGCTGTTGGAGCGGAAGGATCTGATATTAATGTTGCAAATGTACATGCAGACATAGCTGACTATATATGGTATGAAAGCGATGGTCAAAGCAAATTTAGCCAAGTTATAAATGATGGGATAACTAAAAGTGTTGGATATTTCAAAGTTTCTGTAGACGCTCATTCAGATCGTGGAATGGGAGAAGTTAAAATAGATACAATAGAGCCCTTTGATATATTTATAGATCCAAAAAGTAGAGATATATTCTATCGAGATGCTGCATACATCATGGTTCACAAGGTAATGCCACAATCACATCTACAAAAAATATTTCCAGAATATGCAAATAAGATAAAAAATGCAGGGTCTTCTGATCAGGGATATGTGAATTATAGTCAGAAAGCACAAGGAAGTGATTTTCAGTATAAAGAAGTGGAAGACGAAACATTTGATTATTTTGGTGAAGAAGATCGTAAGCTAGATTATTATGAGCTTTATGAAAAAATTAAACTACCTTATATGAATGTTTTTTATCGCATAGAACCATCCAATGAGGAGATTAGTGAAATACGAGCTCAAGTTGACATGGAAATGGAGGCTATAGAAAAAGAGTTAAATGTTAAAGCTCAAGAAACCATTATGCAGCTTAACGCACAGCTTGAGGCAGGCCAAATGATAGAAGAACGCTTTACCTTGGAAGTTGAAAAGCTAGAAAAACAATTAGAGCAACAAGTAATACAAACAAGAGAGCAAAAAATATCACAAGCAATGGAGGCTGTTAGCCGAGTTGAAAATAATATTGTTTCAGAAAAAGAATTTAAAGTACTTATGAAAGGCGAACTTAAGAATAGCCTTATAGATGCGATTAAGTTTTATGAAGCAAGAGTTAAGCTAACATGTGTAATTGGGGATACATTTATATACGAAACAATGCTGCCAGGAACCGAGTACCCGATAGTTCCTATACACTATAAATGGACAGGAACTCCATATCCTATGTCTGCCGTTGCCCCATTGGTAGGTAAACAACAAGAGCTTAATAAGGCTCATCAACTGATGGTGCATAATGCATCATTGGGCTCCTCCTTAAGATACCTCTATCAAGAAGGCAGTATAGATGAAGACTATTGGGAAAGATATGCATCGGCTCCTGGCGCACTCTTGCCAGTAAGACAGGGTTTTGAGGCTCCAAGTATTGTTCAGCCTGCTCCAATATCAACAGCATTTGCTAATATTGTAGAGCTAGGGAAGACAGACATGGAATATCTTGCAGGGATATATTCTTCCATGCAGGGTGATGTAAAAACTCAGCATGATACCTTTAAAGGTCTGCTGGCAAATGATGAGTATGGAACCAGGAGGGTAAAAACCTGGATGAAAAATTCAGTAGAACCATCATTACAGCATTTAGGCGAAATAGTGAGAGATTATGCGCAGGCTACTTACAAATCTAATAAAATCTTTAGAATAGTTGAGCCAAACAACCAGAATATAAAAGATGTTGAGATTAATATAGTTCAATACAATAAATATGGCGATGCAATCGGAAAGTTTTATGATTATGAAACGGCAAAGTTTGATATAAGGCTAATAGCAGGCTCAACAATGCCTATCAATCGCTGGGCTTATGTGAAAGAGCTCATGGAAATGATGAAACTTGGAATAGTAGATGATATTGCTGTACTTGCTGAGTCAGATATTAAAAACAAAGAGCAAATTGCTAAGCGCAAAAGCGAAATGGCACAAATGCGTGGAGCACTTGGAAAGGCTCAAGAAGATATTAAAGATAGAGATGGCACTATTGAAACTCTATCAAGACAGCTTGTTCAGGCTGGTATTAAAGACAAAACAAGAATGGCAGAGCATGACATGCGTAAGCAGATACTTGATACCAGTGCAAAACTAAAAGGAGATGTCGCTACCTCAAGGGCAAATCAGGAATTGCAGAATGAACGATCAAAAGACATGCAAAGAAACCAAGAGAAAGAGTTTAAACAGCTCGTTCAAAACGGTTTGGCAGAAAAAAAAGAAGGTAATAACTTACCGTAATCGTAAATTAAAGGAAAACACAAAAAATGGCAAAAAAGAAAGAAGGTAACTCCGAACAAGTTGTAGAAGAAGTAATGGATACAATGGTTGAGGACTCCAATGC